CCGCATGTCCTTGTCGATCGCGACGATCACCTTCTTGCCCGGCACCAGCCGCGGGTGCGTGGCCAGGATGCCGAGGATGTCGTCGCCTTCGAGGGACGGCTTGATGTAGGACCGGTAGGCGGACTGCACGTGGGCGCGGAGGTCGGCCCACATGATCGGCTTCTCGGCCGGGCGCAGGCCCTTGTAGGTGGGTAGGATGTCCTTGCGGTAGTTGTGCTCCGGGTCGGTGAGCGCCATGATGACCTGGTCACCCTTGAGGCGCTCCTGAAGCAGCTCGACGTAGCTGTCGACCCGCTTGACCGCAGTGCTGAGGTCGGTGTGGCTCGACACCACACCGTTGCCCCAATCGAAGGACTTCTGCCCACCACACGCGAACCTGTAGACGACCGTATCGCCGTCGATCAGGAGTGTGATCACGCTTTGCCCCCCGGAGCAGGGGTCTCAGGCGCAGGCGGGTTGGCCTTCCGGCCGACCTCCTGGGTGGTGAGGTCGCCCTCGACGACCACCGTCATGGTGAGCGCCCGGCCGCGGTTGTCGTCCGCCGTGATGGAGATCCGGCTGTTGGCCGGGAGCTGGGCGCCGGTCGTGGCCAGCAGGTAGGCCGCGAAGGCGTCCTTCAGGTCCTCGTAGGTCAGGACGAAGGTCTGGTTCTGCTTGGTGGTGATCTTCATGCGAGGCTCCTGAGTTGCCAGAGCAGGGCGAGCCCGGCGGGGGTGATCCGCCAGGACCGGCCGAAGGTGTCGCGGGTGTCCTGCACGGTGAGCAGCCCAGAGGATGCTGCGCAGGCGATCTCGTCGGCGTTGGCTCGGGCGAAGTCGGACTTCGTGGTGAAGCCACCCGCCCAGGCCTCGTGCAGAACAGGCTCGAAGTTAAGCTCAGTGTGTTTCAGCCCAGTTCTTTCCGACCTTGTATTCGCCGTCCAACGGGCATCGGAAACCAAGTCGTTCTCCGGCTCGTCTGATAGATTGGACGGCTGACATTCCAAGTTCATTTGCGAGGGCCTCCCGAGCCATGAGCTGTACTTCGTCGTGGACGTGAGCGGCCGGCCACCAATCCAGCGCGACAACCAAGCCACTGGTGGATAGGTCCTCGCGAAGAAGGACCGTCGCGGTCTTGAAGGCGATCGAGCCTGCCGACTGGAGCAGGGTGTTCAAGGCGCTGTGCTGCGAGCGCACCGGGACGGCGCGGCCGTCGATGCCCTTCAGCCAGTCGCGCCCCTGGAGGGCATGCGCCAGGTCACCCATGAGGGTGCCACGCTTGTTGGCGGTGCCGATGCCCAGCCCCTTACCGAGGCGCTCGCGGACGGCCTTGCCGAGCTTCTGCGGGTTGGTGCCGGGCGGGTTGAGGCCCAGCTTGGCGTAGTACTCCAGGACGATCGTGCCGAGCTTCTTGTCGCCCGCCCCGTAGAGCAGGGCGTACATCTCGGTCTTGGAGCAGTCACGGTTGGGGCTCAGCTCCTGGAGCGCATCCATGTTGACCTGGTGGATGTCGCCTTCGAGCAGCTCCTTCTGGAACCTGCCGTCGTCGTAGCGGTGCAGGTAGTGGGAGAGACAGCGCAGCTCCAAGCCGGACGCATCGGCGCCGACCTGGAGGTAGCCCTCGGGAGCGTGGAACAGGCTGCGGCATTCCCAGCCGAAGCCGCCCTCGATGCCCGTGAGGATGACCTTCTTGCCGTCGACCTTCGTGACCTGGACCTTGGGGACCTGGGTCACGTTCGGCTTGCGGTGGGTGCAGCGGTGGGTCGGCGTCCCGATCGAGATGACCTCGCCGTGGATGCGGCCGTTCTTCTTGACCGCCTTGAGCCAGCCCTCCTTGCCGTCTCCGAGCTGGCCCAGCCGCTTCGCCACCATGAGGTACTCCGCGAGCTGCGGCGCCTCCGGGTAGGGGAGCTGGCTGATCACCACGTCGTCGACCTTGGGGTGGCCGTCCTTGGTGAACTCCTCGGGCTTCCACCCACGGAGCGTCTTCAGGCGGTCGGCGATGTGGTGCCGACTGCTCGGGTTGAACTCGGTCAGCTCGATCTGGCTGTAGGGGCCTTCGACGTGGTTCCAGTAGCCCTGCTCGCCGTCCTTGTCCTTGCGCCAGTCGGCGCCGTGCTCGGACGAGGTCCAGAAGCGCCGCGGCTTGGGCGGCTTGACGATGCCCTTGAAGGCGAACCAGGGCTGGTAGAGCCCCCGCAGGGAGGCCTCCAGCTTGGCCTTGAGGCCGGCCAGCTCGGCGTAGAGCTTCTCGGCCGCGGCCACGTTGAAGGGGTAGCCGTGGGTCTCCTGCTCGAACAGGTACTCGGCGAAGGCGTGCTCGATCTCGACCGCGGCGGGCGAGGGCTTGCGACCCATGAGGTGCTTGAACACCTTGAGGCCGAGCCTGCTGTCCTGCCTCATATACTCGTGCATGGTCGGGGACCAGGTCTCCCAGCCGCCGTTGTAGTCGCCCTTGTGATCCTTGAGGCGGTGGCCCCAGGACTTCAGGCTGTGGGCGCCGACCAGGAAGCTGGGCAGCTGGTCCGGGTTGCTCTTGCGGAGCGCGCTGTCGGCCCGCTTGATGTCAGGGTAGACGAGGCGGCTGAGGACGAGGGTGTCGATCACCCTGCCCTTCGGCTGCCAGTGTGGGTAGACCTTCTTGAGCGCCGGGACGTCGAACTTGATGGCGTTGTGGAACGCGATCATGTCGGCCTCAGCGGTCAGCGTCAGGAACTCGTCGATGGGCCGATAGCCGGGCTGATCGGCGAAGTCGTGCAGCTCCCCGGTGTCGATATCCACCGCAACGGCGCAGTGGATCTTCGTCAGGTCAGGGAGGAGCCCATCGGTCTCGGTATCACAGACGTACCGGGCCATGTGGTATCCTCAGGTGGATAAGTGGGGTCACCAGGAACGGCGGGGCTACTTCGCGATCTCCACCCGGATCGACGCGATCTCTGACCGCGGCAGATCGGGCAGGCCGTTGGAGGCGATGTCGCTTGCAATCGCCCAGGAGGCCGCCAGGCCGGAGACCTTCTGGACGCGCGGCTTCGAGCCGTCCCGAGGGACGACGATGACGTTCAGCATGTTGGGGACCTCAGTGTGCGAAGACGACGTGGAGGCGCTCAGCGTCCTCGATCTCGACAGCCATCACCTCGATGGCCTCGTCCATGGCCTCGTAGACGGCGGCGGTCACGCAGGGGACCGCAACCAGGGCCTCGGGGTTCAGGCGAGCACAGGCCAGGGCCAGGCTCATGGCGATGTGGGCCTTCTCCATGGGCTCCATCAGGCCATCTCGCCCAGCTGGCCACCGATGCGCGCGGCGCTCCGGGCGATCTCGGTCAGGCCCACCTCAGGGGCGCGGTTGGCCAGGCTGGTGAAGCGCTGGTCGAGCTGAGACAGCACCGCCTTCAGGACCAGGTACTCGTGGGCCAGCTGCTGGCGGAGAGCCTCGCCCCAGGGCGTGAGCGGTGCGGTCTCCGGTGTGGTGTGAAGCTGTTCCATCAGAAGGGGTTCTCCGGCTTGTCGTCGTTGGGGGTGTTGAAGGGGTTGTCGACGACCTCCTGGTAGAGGCCGGTCGCCGGGTCATACTTGATGAAGATGCAGCTGCCGGTGGAGCTGCCGCGGGGGCGGCACTTCAGGATGCGGAGGGTGGCGGTCTGCCGCTCCTCCGGGTCGTCGGCCTGCTGGTTGCGCTCCAGGCCGAAGATCACGTGCGACCAGAAGCCGATCGAGCTGGAGCCCTTGAAGTTGCGGATGGTCACCCGGCCGCCTTCCTCATGGGACTTGCCTTCGGTCCGCGAGAGGTGGCTCACCACGTGGATGACGATGCGCAGCTCCTGCGCCAGCATCGCCATGTCGGCCATGAGCTTCTCGATCTCCCGCCGCTCGTCATCGGAGCGGGCGGAGAAGGCGGTGATGTGGTCGATGATGACCGAGGAGCAGTCCCAGGACTTGACCAGGTAGCGGACGTGGGTCTTGACTTCTTCCCAGTCCGTGGTGCCCCAGTTGTCGTAGACCATGAGACGGTTCTGGGCGTCCATCCACTCCAAGCGCTGGCGCAGCTCGTCCTTGGTCCAATTGGCGCCGGGGTGGTTGTAGAGCTTGCCGTCGATCTTGCTGGCCACGTAGCGGGCCGTCTCGGCGGGGTCGTTCTCGAACATGAACAGGCCGACCTTGTCGGTGCCGCACTGCATGATGTGCGCCACCACCTGCATCAGCACGTCCGTCTTGCCGGCGCCCGTGCCTGCACCCCACGCGATCAGCTGACCGGGACGCATCCCGTAGGTCAGGTCGGTGAGGCGCTGCCAGGGGTACGACGAGCCGAACTCAGGCGCGGTCAGAGCCCGCTCGATGATGTCGCTGATCTTCAGCAGGCCATCGGGCCGGAACTCCTTGGCGCCCCACAGGCAGTTGATCAGCTCCTCGCCGCGGCCAGCGACCAGCATGTCGTTGGCGTCGTGGAGGGGGTAGCTCGCGATCTTCGCCTTGCCAGGGGAGAGGCACATGGCGGCAGCCTTGGCGCTGGCCCTGCCCTGCTCGTCCATGTCGAACGCGAAGATGACCTCGTCGAACTTCTCCAGCCACTTCACGTGCCGGCCGATGTACTTCGTGATCTTCGCCGTGTGCTCGGGCTTCGCTGCCCCACACCCGATCGAGACGACCGGCCACTTGTTGGACTGGAGCTGGCTGATCGAGAGGGCGTCGATCTCCCCCTCGGTGACGATCACCCGCCGGCCGCCGTCCCGCCAGAGGTGCTGGCCGAACATGACCGCCGCCTTGGCATCGCCGAGCCAGACGAACTCCTTGTTGGGGAACCGGATGTGCTGGGCTACCAGCGAGCCGTTCTCGTCGAAGTACGGCGCGATCTGCACCGTCTTGCCGCCGAGGGTGCCCACCGTGTAGCCGAACTTGGCGCACGTCTCTTGGCTGATCTCCCGCTTCTGGAGGGGTCGAACTTCACCGGCCGGGATCAGGTCCGACACGCGGGTCTCCCTTCCATGGGTGGATAGGTGAGGGCGAGAGGAAACCCCCTCGCCCTTCTCGTGGTGGCCGCAGCCGAAGCACCAGGCGTGCCCATCGGTGTACCGGCCCAGGTTGTCGCTGGACCCGCAGTTCGGGCAGGGCTCGTGGTGTAGGAACTCGCTCTCGGTCATCAGCCGTTGATGTGGCTGGCGAGCGCGTAGCGGGTGTAGGCTCGGCCGGTGACGTCGACCTTGCGCTCGTCGGTGATCATGTAGCCGCGGTCCCGTAGCTCGCAGACGCGGGCGGCCAGCCGCTCGATGCGGTACAGGTCGCGGGCCTCGTGCTGGCTGAGGGTGCGCCGGGCGCCAGTCTTCGTGTCGCGCGAGCGCAGGTGGGTCAGGATCAGGTCGTGCTGGGTCGCGCCGTTGAACAGCTTGGTCGTCATGGGGATGACCTTTCTCGGTTGTCGAGTGCTGATGGGAGCGGGAGGCGGCCCCCGAGGGGGCGCGCCGCGGTGGGCTAGGAGAGCAGGTCCCTGAGGAGGTTCAGGAAGCTCACCAGCTTGGAGGGCCGCTTGGTGGGCGGAGCTGGCAGCTCTTGGCCCGTGAGGATCAGGGAGCGCTGAGCATCGTCGACCGCGAACTCGGCGAGCCGGTTCATCCAGCCCTTGCGGAAGGCTTCCTGGCTGGGCTTGCGGGCGATCAGGTCGAGGTAGAACTGGCGGCGCCGCTCCACGAGAGCGCGCATGAAGTCGTCACCGACGTTCACGAGCAGCTCGGCGGCGCGAGAGGCGGTCGCCGGGCCGCACCTTCCGTCGACCTCCAGGGGCCTGGTGTCGCGCTGGGTGCAGACCTGTTGGACGAACCGGATGGCCTGGGCGGGGCCGTGGTTGACGGCACAGTCGAAGACGAATGACTGGATCTCGGCGGGGAGCAGGTTGATCCGCGGCGCGAAGTAGTAGTTCTGCGCGTAGATCGTCCGAGCTTCCTGCTTGGTCATCGTGCGGACGTCATCGGCTGAGCAGGATGCCAGCCCGCGGTAGGAGGCGAGAGTGGCGTGGGTGATGCCGAAGTTGGTCGGGCCTCCTCGATCGGCGGGGTGGTTCACGTAGCCACCCTCACGGCGGAGGATGTCGTCGATCATCTGGTCGACCGTCTTCATGCCTTGCCCTTCTTGGTGGCGCCCGACATGCGGAACCGCTCGATCGCGGCCCACCGCCTCGGGCAGTTTGGTTCGGCCGCCCACTCCTCGGGCACCACCTTGTCGGCGAAGGGGATGTCGAGGTGGCGGCAGAAGTCGGCGTAAGTGGTCTGGCTCTGCTTGGAGATGCGGGCGCGGGAGTTGGAGAAGACGAGCCTGAGGTCCAGGTCGAGGTGCTGGGTTCGGATCAGCCGGATCTTCTGACGATCGGCGGTGACCCATCGGCCCTTCGTCTCGACGACGATACCGTTCTCCAGCACGAAGTCCGGGGTGTACCTGGCTCGCCGAGGCGGAACCTCGTACTCCCCGGTGACCTCCTCGTAGCTGAAGCCGACCCCTTTCGAGGTCAGCTCCTTCGCTACTCGCTCCTCCAGTCCCGAGCGCCAGCCGTACTTCAGGCCGGTGGCGCGCTGGGACGTGGACATCAGAACTCGTCCTCGTCCTCGGCGGCGCGGTTGCCACCCTCGAAGGCGTTGCCGGGGGCCACGTCCTCGTCGTCCTCGTAGCCTTCCTCCGTGCCGAAGCCGAAGTCAGACGCCGAGCGGCTGCTGGAGCTGACGAGCTTCAAGACCTGGACCGCCGAGATGTCGAGCCGGAGGCCGGCCTCCTTGTTGGCGGGCATCCAGGTGTTGCGGGTGGTGAAGGCGACCTTGATGATCGAGCCGGCGTAGACGGCGTCAGTGATCGGCTTGCCCTGCGCGTTGAACAGGGGGATCTTGACCTCGATGATCTGGCCGTCGCGGCGCTTGATCCGCGCGTTCTGCTTGAAGTTGATCAGAACGTTGCCGGTGTCTTCGCCCTCGTCGTCAACCTCGTCCTTGTAGGGGTAGGCCGTCTTGACGAGCTTCTTCTCCTTCGGGTGGTCGGTCTTGGCCTCCTCGACGGACCCATCGACCAGGTTGTCGAGGAATGCCTTGAAGGTCAGGCCGTCCCGGTAGGGGGCCGAGGTGAAGACGCTGGCCGGGACGCGGAGGCCGGTCTTGTAGACGCCGCCCCACTCCTCGGCGGTCATGCCGGCCGGGACGAACTTGGTGTCCGGGCGGTTCAGCCACGGATAGACGGCCACTCCCTCACAAGAGATGTAGCTCGGCTTGCGGGTCTTCTTCGGTGCAGCCATTGTGGATTAGTTCCTCATGTGGATATATCAGGGCGTGCGGAAGGGCTGGCCGGCGGGCGGCTCAGCCAGTTCGGAGCAGTCGGGGGAGGTTCAGCTGTGGGCGGCTTCGAGTTCCGAGAAGTCGACGCCCGCCTCGACCAGCCGGAAGATCAGGTCGGTGGGCACCGGGCGGCCGGCCTCCAGGAGGGCGACGGCGCGGTCGATCAGGCGCTCGATCATGCGTCTTGTCCCGCGATGGAGAGGGTCTGCCAGGCCTGCCCCACGGCGACCACGCAGGTCGGCCGCTTGGGGTAGGTCACGAGGATCGTCCAACTCCCCTCGGGGGAGACCAGGACTTCGAGGACGCCGCCATCGGCGGACAGCCCGAGCGCCTGCCGGGTCTCCTGGTGGCGCTCTTCGAGCCGCTTCAGGATTTCCTGGCGGTCGCCGCACACCGGGCGGCTCGCAGGAGCGGACGGCGCTGCTTCCTCGGCGAATGCGGGGGCCGAGGCGGTGCAGGTTGTGGCGAGCGAGGCGAGGCTCGTCGCGATCAGGGCGGAGAGGACGCGGCGGTTCATCACAGCTCCCAGCGCATGTACTCGGACACGGCGGCGAACTCCGGCCGGCGGCCCGAGGCGTGGTTCATGAGGTTGCTGGTGGCGGACATCACGTCCTGGGCGTCGAGCCCGAAGCGCTCGGCGATCAGCACGAAGAGGGCGGCCGACGCGAGGACCTGAGCCTCACGGGGGAACCGCTGGATGGCGTCGAGCGCAGCCATCGTGGCCTCACCGGCGGTGGCGGTGGGCATCGAGTTCAGGCGGTCACGGTTGATCATGCGGAACTCCGTTTGGCATGGTGAAGGCAGGGGGTAATTCATCCCGCCACCGTAGCATCAGATGACGAGGTGGATTTGATCAGACGAAGAAAAAGTCGGACTGCTTGATCAGCTCAAGGTCCAGGGTGCCCATCGCCGGGGGCTCCGGGAGGGGCGCGCCGAGGGCGGCCTCGACGGTGGCCTTGAAGTCAGCCAGGACGTCGTTCTCCTGGTAGAGGTCGACGAACGCCTGGCGCAGGCACTGCCCGAGCATCTCAGCGTCCGCCGCCGGGCAGCCGTAGCTGTCGTGGACCATGGCGAACTCCTCGATGCCGTTGTCCGCCGCATAGCAGACCGAGAGCTGGAGGGCGGCGGCGTCCATCGAGTGGACGAAGTTGGGGGCCAGGCCGTTGGCCTGCTCCCTGGCGTTGATGGTCGGCAGGTACTCTTGGAGGACCGGCTTGATGATCCTGTCTCCCAGGCGGGTGTCCACCTGGCGGGAGGTCACGTCGTAGCAGGCCTGGTGAACGGGGAACCCCACCGGGGTCACCCAGTCGAGAGGCAGCTGCTTCTTCGACGTGGCCTGGGCGACCTTCTTCAGCCAGTCCATCGCCTTCCGAGCAGCCACCACCACCTCCCCGATCGCGGTCCAGACGAGGCGCGTCAGGAAGAGGGTTGGCTCCAGCAGCTCACCCATCGGCCACGGCGAGACGTAGCTCGGGTCGCGCAGCTTGCGCGCCTCCACTTCCTCCTCGACGTAGGCCTGGATGTACTGACGGCAGGAGTGGCGGGTGCCGCTGTAGGGCACCACCATGACCGGCCGCTTGGTGGTCTTGCGGGTCACCCCGAAGTCCAGCCACTGCTGCGCCAGCAGACGCTCGGCTTCCCCATCGGCATCAGTTGCCGGCGTGGATACGATACGGCGCAGCTTATGCAGCGTGACGTTGGCCACCTCCTGGTAGATGTCCGAGGGCTTGTCGGCCGGCACCAGGTTCACCGCCTTGCCACCCCTCGGGTCGCGCAGCATGGCGGAGTAGTGCTGGAGGCCGTTGCAGCTGCCGTCCAGGGAGACGGGCAGGGTCGAGACGAAGCCGTAGCCATGGGCCTGGAAGGCGGCCCACTCGAAGCAGAAGGCGAGGAACTGCCAGGGCTTGTCGGCCTCGGTCCACCACCGCTCCGAGATGGGGTCGGAGGCGCAGGCGAGGATCTTCTGCTCGTGCTCCTGCACCCAGGCGATGCGCCCGTCCAGGCTCACCTTGTCGTAGCCGAAGATGCCGGCGCCGTGGATCATGAGCCAGCCCGCTGCGATCGGGTCGTTGATCGGCTTGCCCTTGGCGAAGGTCAGCAGCCCCTTGGCCAGGTCGTTGCCCTGCGGCGTCAGGAACAAGGGCATGGGGTACACCCGCCCGCGGAAGTCGAGCTGGTGCGGGAAGTAGATCGCCAGCTCGTCCTTGAACTTGTCGGCGAGCCAAAGGATCTTCCCAGCCTGGAGCCGCTTCGACCTGATCTTGGCGTTGTAGCCGTGGATGCGAGCGGCGTCCCGCTTCCAGGCCTTCTTGATCTCCTCGTCCCGGAGGTGCTCGTGGTCACCCTTAGGCTGCTGTCCGCAGAACGGGCAGGGAGGGAGCGCCACGTCATCCCGAGGCGGGAGCTTGCCGACCGTGATGCCGGCATCCCAATACCAGTGGGCCACAGCCAGCACGTCCTGCCGGATGCGCCAGCCAGTTCTGTCGATGCGCTCGACGGCCTCCCGCACGGTCGCCATGTCCTCCCATCGGTCCTTGATGGGCTTCAGGTGGGACGAGGAGGTCTTGACGAAGTGCCGGCGGACGAAGTGCGAGTAGTAGCCCCCATTGGTCGGGCTCGACCAGGGCTTCGGCTCGACCAGCATCGGCAGGAGCATGGGGGAGAGCAGCTCGCAGCGAGAGACCTTCGAGTTGATCCAGTCGAGAGCCTTTGCGGTGGCCTGGAGGTAGAGGACGCTCTTCTTCGACCGGTCCCACACCATCTCCATGGACGCGAAGCCGGTCGTCTCGATCATCATGTCGAGACAGGCCATGCCGAGGTGCAGCCGCTCCTGGTGGGACAGGCTGTCGAACTCGGTGCCGTACTTGTTGGCGGCGTAGGTCATGACCTTCTCGCGGTAGCCCCGGTGCGAGGAGCGGCGGACGTTCTCGGCCACCTTGTTGTAGAGCTTGGGCTGCTGCTGCTCGAAGGCCTGGTAGCGCAGCTCGTTCTCCAGCTGCCCGCCGATGGCGATGGCGACCTTGGTGACCGGCTGCGTGCGGGTGATCCCATCGAGCGTGACCTTCATGATGATGAAGGCCGCCACCTGAGGGTCGATCAGGGACAGGTGCTTGACTGCGCTGTGCCGGCGACCCCGGCCGCCACTCATGGCCTTCTCGACGAAGGCTTCGATCGCCTTGGCCAGCGGCTCGATCGCCTGGCTGACCATCTGCAAGCCGTAGGGGGTGGTGCTCTCCTCGTGGGTGTCTCGGGCTCGGGTGATGCGGGCTCGGAACTGCTCGGTCCCGAGACCCTGCATCTCTTCCTCAAGCTCGGCTTGGCGCTGCATCAGAGCGTCGTTCATGGGCGCCTCTCTGCGGTGGAAGTGATGTCTTGGTGGATAGATCAGGGCACACGAATGGCGTTACGCCAGGTCGGCCGGCCGCGAGCGCAGGCAGCGGACCTTGGTGTAGTGCCCTTCGAGGAGCCGCTCGGGGTACTGCGCGGCGGAGAACTGCCCGTACTGGAGGCACACGGCCGGGCTCGGGGCGGGCTCGGCGTACCAGTAGTCGGTCGCCGTGTTAGGCGTGCAGTCACCCCCGAGGATGCCGAGGGCGCAGATCAGGACCTGGACGGTGAACATGAGACCTCTCGATGTTGGAAGAGATGGCGTGGTGGATAGGTCAGGCCGCACGAAATCCAGCCGCAGCAGCCAGCGTGCGGGCGCGGGCGCTGAGCTTCTCCGCCCGAGAGAGCAGTGACCGGTAGGCGCGGTCCAGTTCCTCGGCCGTCGCGGCGGCAACCAGCTTGTACCCTCGGCTCTGTCCGATGATCAGGTGGCCGTTCTCCTCAGCCAGCTGACGGATCTCGCGCGGGGTGATGCCGGTGCTGGCCTCGATCTCGGGAGCCGGATGCCACGCACCATCGGCTAGGCAGTCGAGCAGTGCCTCCTTCATGGGGCATCTCCTTGGGTGGGAACGGAGGGGGAACGCGCAACAAATCCGCAACATCGCCAATCCACCAATGCACTCTGTTGGCAAGGCGCATAGTAGCGGGCACGACGATGCGGCACCGGCTGGAGCCGGCGGAAAACCTACGTTAGGGGATCAGTTGGAGGGGTGCGTAGCTGGGCGCGACAGATTTTGAGGCTGTCGAGCGTGGTGCCGGGGACGGGAGTTGAACCCGTAAGCCCTTGCGGGCGCTGGATTTTGAGTCCAGTGCGTTTACCAGTTTCGCCACCCCGGCCCGCAACATTCGCATCCGAATGCAACATCGCCGCAACAACGCAACATGCCACGGCGGGGCAGCAGATCAAGTCTGTTCGCGGGTGGTGGCGAGTACCTCAGGAGACACTCGCCGCAATACATCGACAAGCGCATCGGGCATTTCCGGTCCCATGCGTCCCATCCGTCGCACCGGGCGCCTACGCTACAACGCTGTCGTGAACAGAGGCTCCTGATCCCGGTTCATCCTCCCACAGCCACGGGATCGGCCCTTGGACCGTCAGGTGCCAGTATCCTCGTTGCTCCAGATCGGAGAGGAGAGCCTTCCATGCCGCCAACCCCGGCACTCTACCTCTTATGGAGCGATCCGCCATCTTGCCATCTGACTCAGCAGAATAACGGAACTCAAACCCATGGCTAGCAACCAGCCTGCGCAACTCCGCACATTTTTCATCTCCTGGCCCCCCCATTTCAAAGATATCCACCGCGAACTCGTCACCATCGGTTCTGATATACTTGGCGACGCGGTCCTGAAACGGATAGCCGGCCCCCTCCGCCCATCTCGCCTCCAGCTCACTTAAAAAAACGTTCGTCACGTGCGAATTGTCTCTCATTCCTTCACCCCGGACCTTGAGAATACCAGGCCACTCGCTAGAGTGAAGCGTGCCCGACAAGCGGAACTGTAGTTCAAATGCGATCTGCATGTCATCAGGTGCCTCAGTTCGAAACACCCGTCCATCGATAAAGTGAGAAACCCAGAAAGAGGCTGATGGTCCGTCATAGTGCTCACGCACACAGCTGTTCAGCCACTGCTCTATTTGAGCAATCATGCCTTCACTTTCATCGTGAGACATCGCGGTCATGGCATTGAGCGCCTTCAAGCAGTCGACAAGAGTCGAGTAGGCCTTCAGATGATTGTTCGAGATGACTAATGTTTCCGAGAGTCTGGAAGCTAAAAGCTTTGCTCCGGCATGCGCCTCTTCGGAAAAGCTATCATCCACTAACTTTTCTGAAATTCTATTGCTTCCATCATTCTTGTCAACAAAAAAGGCATCATCCCCCGTTACGAAATACACGTCATGATCTGCAAGAAGAGAAACGGCAGCTTCCCATATGAGGGTGTCTCGAAATTGTTCTATTTCCTTTCCGCTTCTCTTATCCTTGTGATGATTTGGTGGAATTCTCTCTACGACTTTCGTTATCGCAGCTCGAACTTGATCCAGTGTGAGGGGGACCAAAAGTAAAACATCTTGCATCTCAGCCAAAGCGAAGCCAAAGCCTTGTTCTACGGTATGCTCGGATGGCAAACCGCCAGAAATGTCCAAACCAGAGAAGTTTCTTAAATAGCGAGCATTGTCTCGAATGTGCTTTAAAGCAGTGCGTGCTTCTTTTTGCGCTTTTGCTCTTGTCTCTGCTTCGACAACCTCCGGCAGTGCAAGCTGGAGGCGGTTGGATCGAAGATGATGCAACAGCGCGGCGCCCGGCCCCGACCGGAGTAAATGCTCTTTTCGCCAGACACTGCTGTCTAGGACAACGACGGCCGACGATCGTGAGCCTGGTGCTGCCATGGCGGCTTTCATCTGCGGTTGCGCGGCTGAAGCTATCTAATACTTTGCGCACCAGCTTGTCGAGCACCGGCGGCGGCGGCTGTCAGGGCAAAAAACCCGCCGGGTGGCGGGCTCGGGCAGGCGGGGAGGTGGGGAGGGATCAGCGGGCGGCGGCGCGGCACTCCTGCCAATGCTTGCGGACGCTGGCGGGTGACGTGTTAGGAGCCACGTGCTGGCCCGAGCCTGGTAGACTTGCCCCATGGGGAGGGCTTCTCGATGTACCAGAGGAACAGCACCACGACGATTGCGGTCAGCAGGAAGTTGGTCGGGGTCATGCGTCTCCCTCAAGGGCCTGGACCGCAGCCAGCAGGTTGGCCGGCGCGAGGTGCGCGTAGCGCATGGTCACCTGGATGGTCTTATGGCCCATCCATTCCTGGACCACCTTCAGGGGCACGCTCCGCTGGACCAGCCGGCTGGCGCAGGTGTGGCGCAGGGAGTGGGGCACGAACTGCTTGTCCTCGCCGAGCCCCATCGTGACCTTGGCCCTGTCCCACGGGCGGCGCAGCCAGTCGTGGTCGTAGGGAAACAGGTTGGTGACCCCGGTGCCGGACGCCGAGTAGCTGACCATGTAGAGCCGGCGCTTGATCACCTCGGAGGCGCGCTTGGTCAGCGGCACCGAGCGGGGATGATCGGCCTTGTTCTCCCACACGTGCAGGAGCCGCTGCCGCTGGTCGACGTCCCGCACCGTGAGACGGAACAGCTCGCCGACTCGGAGCCCGGTGTCGATCAGAACGGTGACCGCATCGACGTGATCAGGCAGGGACCACTGCTCCAGCAGCCCGAGCAGGACGCGCTCCTCGTCCGCCGTGAGGTAGCGGATGCGACCGACCCCCTCCCGCAGGCGGGGCAGCTTGGGCTTGAAGGCTAGGCCTCGCCGCTCGACGGCCACGGTCAGCATCTTGGACAGGGCGGCCATCTTCCGGTTGATGGTGCCGTTGGCCAGCCCCTCGTCCTTGAGGTCCTGCACGTACTCGTCGAGCGCATCGGTGGTGATGTGATCGAGCCGGGTCTCGCGGCCGAAGTGGTCGAGCGCAGACTGCGCGTTGACCTGGGCGGTGTGTCCCCCTCGGGTGTCAGCCCAGGCAACACGCATGGTGGTGTCGAGCGCCCGCTGGAGGGTCCACACCTCGGCGGCCGGGGCCGAAGGCAGGCCAGCCTTCAGCTCCCGGTGCTTCGCGAGGGCCTCTTCGAGGGAGTGGCAGGTGGCGGTCTGGCGGGCTCCCCCTACCGAGACGTCGACAAGGAAGCTGTCTCCTCGGGCACGAATGCCACGGGGAAGTCGGAGGCCGGTGACGACAGCCATAGGGCGCTCTCCTCGACTGGTAGTGTGGTGTCCGCAAGGCTCTCGTCGGATACTGCCTCTACCGCGGCGGTCTGGACAGCGGCGAGGGCCACGAGGGCGGCGGCGGACGCCTTCGGCACGGAGGGGATCAGGCTCGTAAGGGACAGGCCCTCGAACCACAGGAAGCCGAGGGCGGCGGCGGCGGTGTTGAACCCTTTGCGCGTGATGCGCTTGGCACTGCTCGCGATCAGGTGCAGGCGACCGACCCACAGGAACAGTTCGCCGTTCTCCCGATAGGCCTCGATGAACTGCCTCCCCGGTTCAGTGGGGTATTCGGCGAATACAGCGCCTAGCTTGCGGATCTCCTTGTAGATCGAGAACATCTTCATGCTTCCCCGTTTGCTATCGCCATCAGGCGATCTTTGAGTTGCCTGCCCCTCGGTGTCAGCGTCACGATCTTGCGGCGCCGCTCGTAGGGGTCCTCAGTTGCCTTCACCAAGTCCAGTCCAGGTCTGCGTAGTCGGTGTATCTTGCTCAGCGCCGAGACGTTTCTCGACATCGTCGACTGAGCAACACCGAGGGCATCGGCTATGTCCTTCATCGTGCAGCCCTCATGCACCACGATGTAGAGGAATGTGTTGACGGTCTGCGAGGGCAGCTCTTGGTCGAGCTTTCTGAACTCCTCGATGGCCTTGAACATATTCCAGATGGGGGCGGTCCCATTCGTCTTCGCCATGTTACCCTCCGGGGGTTGGGTGTCTCGCTCGTTCTGTCAGGTAGTCGGTCTGTCATCGGTTGGCAAGAGGCAATTCTTGATTTTCCGCAACAGGCCTCGCTGACGACGTTCGTTCTTACCCCGTACTCTCCCATTGGGGCCACCGCCAGGTGCTGTAAGCGGCAGTGGCCCTCTGTTCGAGCATCTATGTGCTCATTCCTCGGGTACTGTTTTAGTGGTGCGTCAGGCTGCCGCACCTATCAGTCTGAGAAGCGCTCCGCGAGTAGGTTTCGGGGGTAACAGTTGACCTCCTGGATGCCCTCCTCCTTGAGCCTGGATGCCCTCCTCCTTGAGGAAGCGAGGGGCCTCGACCTTGTGGACCGGCTGGCCGGCGCGCGCGCAGGCGTTCTTCAGCGCCCAGCCATCCCGCACCGTGGCCTCGGCGGTGAGGTCCATCAGGTCCAGGTGGTGCGGCAGGTGCGTCGCGAGGTAGCCGAGCACCGTGTCGTAGTTCTGGTAGGGGATGTCCGAGATGAAGTCCGAGACAGGGCGCCCGTAGATGGTGGGCGACCATCCCGGATCGGTCACGTCCTCGGCCTCCCGCTCGTCGCCCCAGTGCCCCTCGCCGTTGCCCATGTCGACCCACTCCGGGCCGAATGCGTCGGCCTCGGGCTCGATCCTCGGCTCGGGCGTGGCGGCGACCATCAGGTGGGTGATGGCGATCGCCGACAGGGCGGCGGCCTTGTGGTAGTCGCCAGCCAGCGCAGCCTCGGTGGCCTGGGTCAGGCAGCGGGCGGCATTGACGCCGTGGGTCATGTGGGCTCTCCGATGGTGGTGGTCAGAACGGCGTTGGTGAGGGCTGCCTCAAGCGCAGCCTCGTGCTTGGCGAAGCAGCCGGGTGAGAGGCGCTCGGTGACGTACCAGCCCTCCCCTTCCATCTTGTCGGCGTGGATCAGGCAGCGCTCATGCAGCTCCATGGTCGGGGTGATCCTCTCGGCGTGGGTACAGGAGGTTGGCCGCCATGCTCTCCAGCCCGTGGCGGACCAGGAACTCAATCGCGATGGCGTTCTCTTCGATGCGCCTGCCGGTCGATCGCGCCAGCTGGCGGAGCTTGGCGGGCTTGCTCGGAGTCTGGCTCAGCAGGCGGACGAGCAGTGCCGGCAGGATGTCGGCGGCGGTCACTCCCCGTACCGCTCGAAGGTGGCGGTCACCATGAGCCGACCGAGCACGAAGCTCGGCGAGAACGAGACCTTCTTGCCCGGCCCGTAGGACCGGCCGCACCCAGGCCTCGAACATTATGAAGCTCTGGAGCCAGCGGCGGGGCATCCAGGTCACGTGGACGGTCAGGACATGGTCACTCCTCGGTCTCGTGGAGGGCGTAGGAACCTGCTCCAGACCTGGCGCCGCTCGGGCGAACCGGGCGCCAGACCTTGGCGGCCCCCTGCCGGATCAGGACGTCTTCGCTGAGATCCTGCGCCGGATCGATCGCTTGCGAGGGCCGCCCATGGTAGCGGCCTGACCGGAGCAAACGATGGCGGTCGGAGCCGAGGGGAGGAGAACCATTCGCCGAAGGTTCGAGGAGCCCGCCAGGAGGACCTCAAGGTAGACCACGGAAACGGCCTCTCGCCATCCACGCCCGCCCGTGATCCACCTCCGGCGGGATTTCCGGTTGACGAGCCTCCCTTTCAGGAGCATCGTTGATCCCGAAAGCGGAGGTCATGTCGGTGGAGATGAGACCATGAGGCTCGTGCTCGTAACCTTCTCCTTGATTGTTCCTCTTGTTGCCGTCGCCACGGAAGCAAACGCTTTGTGCAACCGCAAGGTTGGGAGCCAATGCGTAAGTGCCACCCTCTCTCGAGGATGGAACTCTGATTGCACTGCTCGCTGCATCGTCACCGTAGTTCCCATTGGGGACAACGGAGAGGAGAAGGAAGTTCAAGTTATCTTCGATCCCGACGCTTCAGAAGCTGACATCCCAAATGAAATAGATCTTCGAAAGGAGAAGCAGGATTAGCTTTGTATGAAAGGTAGGCGCAGCCACACCATTTCATAGAGCTAACGCGCCGAGCGGCGTGTAAGCAGTGTTATCCGCCGCTCGGCAAGGAGACTCATCATGCCCCAAGATGCTTTTGTTGAAAGCAAAGCGATAGGCAAAACGGACGAACCGGATAGCCCATTTCTGCTGAGTGGCAATCCTCCAGAAGAACCCGACCCATCGTCCTGCACCTGCTCGTACCAGGGTCAGCTATATAGCTGTGGAGCGATCATCTGCAGACGGGACCGGAACATGGTTTATCAGTGTACGAATAGGGGCTGGGCAAATACCGGTAGAACGTGCGTGGACTAGTGCGTTCGGAGGGTTCAGTTCCTCGAGGGTCTGTGCTATGCTGCGGGTATGGCACAGACGGTCCTTGCCCTGGTTTCGGCTGAGGATCGCGCGCGGTTGGCGGCGTGGGCCTCGAAGGATGGGCCCTCAGCGGCAATGCGCCGCTCCAGGTCGCGTATGAAGCCATAGCTGCCGATCATGATCAGGCCTCCGCGTTGAAGACGGTGCCGTTGTCGCGGACGCCGAGCCCGCACACGTCGAGCGCCTCGACCAGTTCCTCGCGGGTGTGGAACAGGCGCTTGCCGCGTTGGTAGCGGTCGAGCGCCAGGATGTCGGTGCCGCCGATGGTCACGCACCAGGCGTCATTGGCCGGCAGATAGCGGACGCGGATCATGATCAGACCTCCGGGACGTAGCGCAGCAGGTTGGGGCCGAGGTACGAGTTGGGATTGGCGAGCAGCGTCCAGACGATGCGCTCGCGGAACGCCGCCAGGTGTACCGAGTAGTTAAAGTCGTAGGTCTGCCGCTCAGCTGGCAGCGCGGTGACCGATGGGTTGTAGTCCGGTCCCATCAGTGAGCCCTCCGGCGGCGACCATGGGCGGTGCGCCACGTGCGGGCGCCCTCGGGGCGGTACTCCGGCGGGCGCTTCTCGGTGCCGCACATGCGGGCGACGATCTGCCCGATCGTGCCGGGGCCGGCGGCGAGCGCATCCCAGCGCGCCATGATCAGCTCGCCTGTGATCGCCTCGAATGACCGGTTGGTGGTCCCGAGCGGGTGGCCGGCGCGGCTCTCGCCCACGATGCGATCGGTCACGGTCTCGCGGATCAGCGTGGCGAAGGCGTTGGTGTAGGCGTCCATGGTGGCAACTCATGATATGGTGGATTGATCAGCCGACGACGAAGCCCGAAGTGTCGGTCTTGGCGCGGCCCTTGGCCTTGAGCCCGACCACCACGCCGCGGTCATCCGCAAAGCGAAGGTCGCTCTCGTCGCCGTTGACCACAGGGTGGCCCATGAAGGTCTCGGGCAGGGCATTGCGGAACACGGCGGCGACATTCCAGCCCAAGGCGAGGGCTTCGGCCGACCGCTCGGCAGCGGCAGGATCGTCCGAGTAGCTGTAGGTCAGGCTGTAGTTGGCCGGCAGGTTCGCCCGCTTGGACGGGATGTGCTTGGTGTAGTCGTAGAACTGCACGTCCGGGAACAGCGCCATGATGTTCGGCAGTTCGTCGGTCGGACGGTAGGCGACCCGATTGACGCTGTGCGCGATCGGCGCGGGAACCTTGACGCGCTCCCACACAATGTCAGACGTGCCGTTCAGCCGGACGACTGGCTCAAAGCCTTCGTCGCGCGCCTTGTTCACGAAGCGGGTGATCTCGCCGACCAGCTGAGCCATGAAGGCCTCGCGGTTGCGGAAGTAGAACTGCGTCTTGGCAATGCGCGCCTTCTCGATCGACTTGAACACGCCAGCCCGGCCCGCAGTGTTCAGGCATGCCGCGGCGCAGCCCTTGCTGGCCATCGGGCAGACCTGGAAGCCCGACAACTTGACGGGCGCAAGGTACAGGATGGCCGTCTTGAAGCCCTTTTTCTGACCCTTCACCGTCTTGGCGTTGGCGTCGAGATTGAGCAGGCGGCCGGGATAGCGTTCCATTGTGGCACCTTGTGGCAGAGTGGATTGATCGGCCCATAGTGGCCATCGTGCGAGGCGCCGCGCGGGCGCCCCGAGGCGATGATCACCCGAGGTAGGCGAGGATGGGCGCCCACAGGCAGACAGAGGCGAGCGCCCATGTGATTGGCGAGCCGGCGAGCCCGGCGAGGAGCTTACGCATTGGCGGCGACCGGCCGCAGGATGCGACCGCGGAAGGCGGCGCGACGCTCGGCTTGCCGAAGCTCGGCAATGGCCAGCTGGCGGATTTCCTCGGCCCAAGCCTCGCGAGCGTTGGCGGTGGCGGTAGCGACGGGATGCTCATTCATTGGGGAACTCCAAGAGTTGGCGTGATGGATAGATTAGCCTCTGCTTTCGGCTTGGGCGCCGGCAAGGGCAGCGCAGCAATGGCCAGGGCGAGGCCCATGAGCGCAAGCTGGGTTGTCGGGCTGGAGAGGAAGCGCCAGAAGGCGCAGACGTTGCGCCAGCGGCGCGGCTGGATAGGTTCAGGGCAGAACATTGAGGTTGTCCGTAAGGTTGGCTCAATCTGGCCACCAATGGTGAGCTTGACGCGCTCGCGCTTCGATGCCCGCTACTGTGCCGGGGTAGACGCGGCTATTTGCGGCACTGATGACCAGATTGAGACAACCTTGCGGCACCACTTCACGCTGGCATGGTGGCGAGGCCTTCGCGCCCCGTTGCAGGGCATAGCGGCGTGCCAATTGGCGAGCGTTCGGTGGTGCCGTAGGGTGTCTGTTTGCTAGGTGCCCGGATCATGCGGACCACAGGCCTATCCCTGCGGCAAATCCGGTGTCTCCGACGTCGCTACTCGGCCCATGGGATGGCGCCTTTCGCGATGGCCTAGTGCGCCCCTAGCGGCGCACGTCCGGTTAAGCTGGGCAAGCCTGCCAATGCGCATCGGTTCCGACCGATCCCCTGCCAACCTGCTGGCTGGCTACAGAGCACGCGCAGAGCGTTTTCTTGCACCGGAGCGCCATCGCACGGCGCCCACTGGCGTGGACCACATCGCGACCCCTTGCGGGCTTGTCGGCAGGCTCTAGCCTGTTGGGTGGTCCCCGGCGGCCCGGTTCTCTTCCCGGTCCGGTCAACCGCGTCTCGTTGTTGACGACGTGGAATGTATGCCTGCATGGATTGCCACGCAACAGCTTTTTTTGGGTGCGACACTTTTCTGTTTTTAGCCACGGTTTCTGCGGGTTTGACGTTGACCGTTGTCGCACCCTGTCGCAGCCTCGGCACATCGTCACCGCGGGCGCGTGGGACGCGTGCCTACGTGCATGCGTGCGCGTGCGGCTTGGCCTCGACGCGGGCGCGCGGGCGGTGCGCGTGGCGCGGGCTCGACCAGCGTTCCCTTGTGGGCAAGTGCGCGCCGTGGCCACGGTGTCAAGCCCCTTGACGTGACCCCTTGCCGTTGCCTTGTGGTCGGCTTGCGGCTTGGCCTCGCGCGTGCGCGGGTGGCGTGCGGCCGGGCTTGCGGTCAACGTCGGGTGGCAACGTCGGGTGGCAAGCCTTCCGAACACAGATACAGGGGATCAAACGGTCAGCTGCCCAGCATCGCGCGTGCGTGTGGTGCGCCCGAGGCGTGCGTGCGTGGCGCTGGCGCGTGCGCTCGTGCGGTGTCGGCAGATCTCTTGTCTGTCGGAACCCAAGGCTTTCTGCGGCTTGCGGCTGGCGTGTTGCGGCACGTGTTGCAGGCGTTGCGCGCGGGCGGGGGCCAGGCGCGGTTTTCTACGCGTGCGCGGGCGGGCGCCCCCACGGGGGGAAACGCCGACCGATGCCTTTGCGGATGCCCACTCTGGTCAGCGACCCAAATCATTCCGGGTGGGAGGAGGGCCAGGAGGGAGGAGGACTGAGGAGGGGGATCAGTAGAGGGTGGGGAGCCAGGAGGACCACACTAAGGGCAGGGAGGAGGCTGGATGGAAACCTCACGCTACTACGAGAGGTACCCCCGTGGAGGTACCCCCCATGTCTGACCTCTGGGCTACGTCAGGGGTACATCGAGGGGAGACCCCTCTACCTAGCTTGGAGACTAGGACCTATAGGGACTGACCCTGGGGAGGGGTTAAGGCAGGGGTTAAATCGCAGCCACGCTAGTGGTCGAAATCTGACGGATGGTACCCGGCCCGCATCCCCCGCTGCCGAACAAACGGAGCGGCCGGTCGTGACCCGATTCGGACATCACGGCAAGGCAGGATGAGGCGACGGTCGCCCGCCGGT